AGCAGCGGAGCTTGAGGCGGTGGCGGCGCCAGGGGTGATGGAGAGGGAAAGGCGAAGGTCAGCACCGACGACGAACATCAGGGCTGCGACTTCAGAGATGAGGGTGACCGAGACGTTGTGGACGAGGGTGCAACCGCTGGACTGATCGGATGGAATGTCGATCACTTCTGGTGGTGCGTCGTATCGCCAGAGGTAGCCGGCGGTCAGGTAGTTCGCAGCGGTGTGACCAGAGAAGAGGGCAGAGGGTAGATCGAAGGCGATGAAGTCCGACTCCTGGCCGTCGTAGTGGCTGACGATCAGATCCTTGTCGGCGGTGCTGAGGGCTGCGAAGAACAGCTCAATGCGTGCGTCGCGTGGTGCGCTGCCGAGGAGGACGGATTCGTAGACGCCGCTGAGCGAGCGGGTGCGCTGCAGTTGATCTGCTGGCGGGGTGAAGATCCGTGTCGCCGGATTGAGCGAGGGGAAGGTAGCCATGAGTTACCGCTGCCAGAGGCCTTGAGGACAGAGCGCCTTAGGATCGCCGCCAATCCGTGCCTTGGCGACCATGAAGCAACCGCAGAGGGAACAGCGGCGAGAGTCATGGTTGAACTGCTCGCAGCTGAAGCAGGTGGCGAGCCGCTGGTTGTAGATGTCCTGGTCGACGAAGCCATTGGTGAGCGCCTGGCCGGCGGTGACGACGAGCGACTCGGCCATGGTGGTGAGATCGGGCATGGTCATGGGCAGGTGGCGGAGGTGACGCAGGTGGTATAGGTGCCGACGGGCAACAGCCTGGTGTATTGAACACCAAAACCGACACTTCGATAAAGGTAAACGCCACAGATATTGGTGTAGTAAAACTGCGAGGTGCCCGAACTGCTGGGCTGCACATAGGGAGTACCTGTTTTCGGGCCAAGGTTTAGGGCTTGAATCCTTAGTCCATCATCTCTCCAACCAAGATGTGGCGCCTCTGGATCAAAGAATTGAGGCTGGTAAGATGTATAGGTTACAGTCCGCGCTCCGGCATTAAGTTGTGCCTGCGTGCATTGTTCGCAGTCACCAGTCGGTGGCGTGCAGCTCTGGCAGAAGGTGTACTCGACATTGTTGATGATGCCAAAACCAACATTGGTCTCGCCTGGTTCGCAAGGCAGACTCGTTCCACCCTCAAGGGTGCGCATCCTGCAGTCCATGTAGCACTCCGGCGGCGGCGGCTGATCGGGTGGCGTCGGCGATGGTGCCGGGGGTGTGCTCGGGGGGTTGTAGCCACCAGGCGGCAGCGGCGGCTTGTCTGGTTCACCAGGCAGGCCCGGGTTCGGCGGCAGTGTCGGCGGATCGGCCGGCGGTGCTGGTGCTGCGCCAGGAGCCACAGCCTGGCCCACTGATGCCGGCACGCTCGTGTCCGTCGCTCGATCCCCAGCGCTGTCGTCGTCGCAGTCCAGGCCCGTCCTCATCGTCGTGTAGACGTGGCCCTGCGCCTGCGCCGACATCACATCCAGGGCGATCACACTCCGGCCTGTCGCATCGATCGGGAAGTGGGTCGCCTGAAATTCGATCTCACCCGTCGGCGCCTTGACGATCTGGTCCAGCTGGTAGAGGAAGTCGTGCGTCGTGGTGCTGCCATCGCTGGCGACACGATCGAACGTCAGCCGCACGATGTCACCCTCCTCCAGCACCCGGTTGTAGACCTCAGGCCGGCACGTCCATGATGCGGTGTGCGTGCTGTAGCGACGGCGTGAACGCCGGTAGGCCATCGCCCGGACAGCGTGCAGTTCATGGGTGCAGAAAGCGCTCATGTCGTGCTGCTCGACGTTGCCGCTGGTGCGGTCGTTCGGGTAGCCCACCTCCGCACTGCGGGCGATGCCGAAGCTGTCGTCCGGCTGCTGCCGCCACAGACCCACCATCAGGACCGGCTTCCGCTGCTCGAGAGGCGTGAAGTCCAGATTGATGGAACCAGGCAGGACGTAGTCCTCGTTGAACTCGAACTCCCACGGGATCGCATCGGTCCGGATCGCATAGGCGCCATCGATCGGCAGCAGCGGCCGCAGGCCCCGCTTGCCGTTCACCCTCGTCTCCCGCAGCAGGAAGTAGGGAGCATGGGCAGCGATGAAGTCCGGCAGGTTGTTGCTGTCGCTCACCTCGATGTCGCAGTAGAGCTGGTTGGCATCGAGGAACAGAGCCGCCGTCTGCAGCCGCGGGGTGTCGATCATGTCGCTCGGCAGCTTCGCGCTGATCTCCATCGCCAGCTTGAACAGGTCGGCAAAGTTGCTCGAGGGGCCCGACGTGCTATCGGCCAGGCGGGTAACGGTGCGACCAGACCGGACGAAGGTCTGCACCTGTCGGTTCCAGTCGCTCGACCCGTTCGGGTAGGTGTTGGTGAAGGAGACCGTCGTCAGCCCGGTGCAGGTGCCCATGCTGCCGCAGTAGTCCGGCACGTCCTGCAGGGTGTAGCCGGCCCTGGCCACGAGGAAGTTGCCTGGGCTCCAGTCGCCGGCACGTTGGTCGTAGGTCTGGGTGAAGCTGCCGACACGGCATGCGCACTGGTAGACGTCGCGCACCTGGAGGGAACCCATCGGGCCATCACCTAGGATCAGGTGGTAGCTCGCCGTCAGCGTGTTGCTGGCATCGTTGGAGAATCGCGCATCGGTCGCCGGCGGCGAGACCATCACGCCCCCGCGGCTGCTGATCCTGCGAGCGAAGATGATCGGCACCGGCTGGCCGATCGTCGCTACCTTCTGCTGGCCGCAGAGATCCTGCGTGACGACCGCGCCGGCGTCGAGGAGTGGCGGCTGGGTCTCGGCAGCAGCAGCGAAGGCGGTCATCAGAAGCTCATCCCCATCCCCATCAGATTGGTCGTCAGCGTCCGCGGTGGGAACTGAGCACCGACCGGCGCCAAGCTTGAGCCTAGCTGCAGCGTGTACTGGAAGTCTGCCTCGGATGCAGTGGCGATCTCACCGAGGAATCTGGAGATCAGCAGCTGGCTCACGGGTGGAGTAACAACCCCAGCGCTCTCGGCGTCGAACTCATAGACCGACACCTCGAACAGCCGCGCCTGCTCCATCGCCAGCTGCACCGCCTGAACCACGACCGACGTCGCCGGCATGGTGATCGTAATTCCGCCTTCATCACCGGTGGCGCCGGACGCAACACCAGATGAGGCGAACGGAACGTAAACCCACTGGGCACTGCTCCACGTGATGATCTTGTTGCTGTAGAAGTTCTGCCAGCGCTGATACGTTGTGCCCGCAGAATCGTAGATCCGCAGATAGCCTGCCTGCGCGCGGTTCATTATGCGATCCCCATTGACCGTCGACCGTAGAAGGTGCGGATCCTGGCGAGCGTCGTGGTCTCGGTCTGCCGCATCGCTCGCTCGAGATCACCGAGCGTCACCCACTGCTGACCCTGGGCTTGCATGACGGGCCCCGTGGAGACGTTGATGGTGGCCGGGCCGGCGTTCACCACACTGCCGCCACGGGTGCCGGCGAGGTAGCGGGCGGAGGCCGCCGCCATCTTGGATTCGGGGATGATGTACTCTCGCTCGCCACCTTCGCCGACCATGGCCAGGGTGGGGCGATCGACGACGCCACCTTCGGCGAATCGTGGCACCGACACCGACGGCACCAGGGGCAGGTCCGGGGTGGGCAGGGAGTTGTAGGCGCGGATGAGGGTGTTGATCGCACCGACCGCGGCGTTGATGCCACTGGCGATGGCGTTGAGGATGCCGTTGAAGACGTCGCGGACGAAGTTCCCGATCGCTTGCAGCGGTGCCCGAACGGCACTAACCATCCAGCTGAACAGGTTGCTGATCGGCTGTCGCAGGGTCAGGTTGAACAGCGTCACCCAGGGCTGGACGAACACCTTGTAGGCGATGTCGAGAGCGACCTTGAGGCCGGTCTGCAAGTTCTGCCCCAGCCAGGAGAGGAACTCACCGATGGGCTTGCGGAAGGCGATCACCATGGCGGTGACAGCAGCGATGGCGAGGATGGTCCAACCGACAGGGCCGGTGAAGACGGCGATCATGCCGGGGAGGAAGGTGCTGGTCATGAAGGCCAGCAAGCCCACCAGAGCGCTGGTGATGGAAGCGATAGCGGGGATTGCGGCACCCAGCCAGCCGGCGATCGTGGCCGCCACTGGCAGGGCAGTCAGAGCGGTGATGATCGTCACGACGGCGGCCATTGCCGGGGCCAGTGCCAGCATGGCGATCGAGAGGATGGCGATGGCGCCGATGATGCCCTGAATAGGACCGGGCAATTTAATGAACAGATCAAGGACTACCGTCATCGTATTTGTGACTGCCTCCATTGCTGGCATGAGGACTTGTGCGACCATGCCACCAATGGCACCGATCTTGCCCTGCATCTTGACCATGCTGTCTGATGTTCTGTCCGCTTGCTCTGCAAATTTTGTGCTCATCCCTGTGAACTTCTCAATCTCTTGCCGGCCCATGTTCAGCAACGGCACCATGTCGGCACCAGCCTTGCCAAATAGTTCCATTGCGAGAGCTGTCTTTTGCGCCCCGTCTGGCATCTTTGCGAACCTGTCTGCGATGTCGAGAATGATCTGATCGGTTGCCCTTAGATTCCCGCTTGCATCTTTCGATGCGACACCAAGCTCTTTCAGTGCACCATCTGCCTTGCCATCAACCAAAGCTCGGCTGAACTTCACGATCGACTTGCTGATCTGATCGATATCGACACCAGTGAGTCTGCCTGCCTTAGACAATCGACTGAGCTGCTCGACCGCGACACCGGTCTTCTGCGACATGTCGAACAGCTTGTCACCAGTATCGATCGACTTCTGTGCCAAAGCCACAAGGCCAGCACCGGAGGCCAAGGGCACCAGGCCTTGCAGTCCACCAACCACATTGCCAGCCGCTCCGGCCAGGCGCGACAGACCACCTCCTACCTGGTTCGCTGTCGAGTTGAGCTTGCCCAGCCTGGCGCCGAGCTGCTGGATCGCCTCGCCGCCAGTCACCGCAGCCTTGATCCTGAGCAGTGCATCCATGACGGCCATCTCAGCTCCTCCTCTGCAGACGTCGGTTCAGCTGGTCGCGTGCATGTAGCTCCATCGCCTGCACGTCCTCCATCATTCTGCCGTCAAGCTCCACTCCCAGCAGCGGTGCCATCTGAAACACCGCGCCATAGTCCAGACCCAGAAGGCCCGTGGGCCCACTGCGCCATTGCGTCTGGCAGCGCTGGAAGACATTCACCGCCGGCCACAGATCCGCCCACAGCCGGTACCGTTCCGGCTCCAGGTGGTGCGCCTCCAAGGTGATGCCGTAGGCGGCGGCGTCTCGTTGAAGCTGCGCCGTGTCACCCTTCCCCTTGAGCAGGTGATCCACGGCGCCTGTCAGTTTTTTGCTCGCGCCTTGTCGTGCGCCTCGAAGTAGGTCGTGACCAGGACATCGGCCACGGTTGCCACTTCGAGCAGTTTCGCTCGGCTCTCTGGCGTCACCTCAACCGGCTGGCCGTCAGTCGTGGTGATCCCCTCCCAGCCTTCGAGGATCTCATCGGCGATCGCCCGGGTCGGGATCCCCTCGATCGGTTCGCCACGCTGCGCCGCGACCTTGATCGCCTGGTACTGCAGCTGAACCTCCTCCATCCGCGACTGAGGCAGCCGGCGGAAGATGGCGGTGAACTGATGGGTGCGAACCCTGCCTCCGTCCTGCGTCTCGCGGATCACGATTGGCCAGCTGAAGGTCGGCGACTGCTCGAGGATGAAGGCCATGGATCAGGTGAACGCGAAGGAGAACTCGTCGTTGCCGGTGCTTGGCAGGCAACGGAAGGGGAGGGTGACGTGCGTCACGCTGTCGCCATCCTCGAAGGTCGGAGCATCGAAGGCGCAGTAGCTGGCGAGGAAGGTAATGATGTTGCCGGCGGCACCGCTGTGGGTCCAGGTGATGGCACCAGCAGTCTGAGCCGAGGCAATGCTGATGAAGTCCTTGCTGCCGATCGCAGGCAGCTCGATCGTGATGCTGCCGGTGGTCTTGCGATCGGTGAGCCGCACCTGCTTCGAGCAGCCGGCCTTCTGTTCGAACACCATCTCGTTGCCGAGGCTCAGGCTGAACTGCGTCATGCAGGCCGAGAATCCATGGACCGTGACCGTCGCGGTGTTGTCGGCGTTGACGGCAACCGGGGCAGCCTGGTTCGAGTAGGTCTCGGTCGGACGGGAGAGAGCGCCAGGAGCAGCGAAGATTCCCATCTGATCGAAGGCGATCGTCGGGATCTCGCCGGTCGTCAGGCTGAACTCACCGGTGCCGCGGATGCCGGTGATCGCCTGGCGGCTGCCGTTGTCGGCATAGAAGTCCATCGTGTAGGAGCTGAAGCCCGTGCTCACCGGGGCATAGGTGACGCTCGTGCTGGACACGATGGTCTCGCTGAGGCCACAGGCCTTCAGCAGGGGGCCGTAGCGGGGGGCGGTGCCGGCGGTACCGGAGCCTGCCATCTCGACGGTGGCCTTGACGGGGACCGATCGCTGCCCGACGACGCTGGGCCGGTTGCCCATGTAGGCCTGGATCGTCTCGCGCTCGAGCAGTTCCATCGCCAGGGGCTCGACGTCGAGCTCAGTGAAGAGCAGGGCATCGGTCGCCGCCGGGGAGGAACTGGTGCCGTAGGTGGACTCGGACTTGACGAGCGCGAGTCGATTGCGCCACAGGGCCATGATCAGTCCTCAGGTTGTGCGGTGGTCGGCTGCGCTTCACCAGGCTGGGTGGTCTGCTGCACTGCCAGCCATTGGCCATCGGTCAGCACATAGCTTCCACCGACACTCGGCAGAGGCGGCAGCTCTTGCGGCTGTGGCGAACTGGTGCGAGCCATCATGCACAGGCGACAGGCTGATTCTACGTCAGCCCGTCGCCAGATTGCTCTGGCTCGTACGGTAGCTGACCTGGTAGGTGTTGATCTGCCACAGCGACGTCATGTCCGCCTTGTCCCGTTGTGGATCCATCGTCGTTGGCACGATGTCGATCACGCGATTCCCCAGGGTGCGGTCGGCCATGAGGATCGAGTGAGCGGATTCGATGATCGGATCTGCGAGGGTGTCGGGCACATTGCCGCGGGTGTGAACGACGATCGCAACGTCCATCGTCCATGCCAGCTTGCAGGTGGTGATCGGGACGCAACGATCGGCAGCGGGCTCGATGATGATCACCGGCGCTTCATCACGAGCGAAGGCCTCGACCCGGGAGCGGTAGACGCCGGTGATGCCGGAGGTGGCAGCGAGGATGGAAGCGATGTGAGCGAGGATGCCTTCGCGCCTGGTGGTCATGGGTTCAGCTCTGTTGGCGGCCAGGCATCGGGTTCAGGCTCGGTGCCGGCGAACACGCGACCACCGCTGCCGTAGGGGACGGCATGAGGACGCAGCGCCCTGGGAAGGACCGGCAAGGCGCAGTTGACGTAGAACCCAGGGAGGGGCGTGGGAGGGGTCAGCTCGTCGCCGTCAGCGTCGTAGGTGCCGGGCAGCACGACCTCTCCGATGATGTCGAGCGCCCCTTTATGGCCGAGGCTCACCAGCTCGCCGTCGTCGTCGAGGTAGCCGGCCCCACCGGCGGCATCATGGGCGGCCTGGTGATCGGGGAATCGGAGGGTGTAGTGGCGCATCACTGGGTCATGGATTGGAGGTTGGTGTTCGGGCGGCGGGACTTGAGGATTGCCATCTCGCGGATGTAGCCGTTGAGATAGGAGCCCGTGGAATCTCGGCCAATAAACATTTGGTTTACGACTGGCATTATCGCGCTACCGTCGCTGCCAGTGAGAACTCCATTGCTCGCACCGGCAACGCTATTTTCAGTAAAGGCTAGAGCGGCTTTTACTCCATTTTCAGCAAAATACGCTGGATACCATTCGGCTTGTGAAACTCCAGACGCTGAAATCACATTAAGCTGACCGCCGACAAAATAGCCAAAGGTTATCCTGTCAGCAGTTGTTGCGCCTTGCGCCTGCCATACCCTCGGAAACTGGCCAGATGGCACCGCCGACAATCGCATCACGTCGCTGTAAACAGTCCCCGCTCCCTGATTCCAGATCCCCGCAAACGCCGCGCCAGTGATCGACGCCACGTCAGCCGTGCTGCTGGCGGTGAGGGCTCCGGTGGGGACGTAGGGGGCGAGGGGGCCGGTGTTGAGTTGGGCGCCCCATGCGGCAATCGCTCCAGTTCCATTTCCTGCATAGCTGCGATTGGCCCAGATTCCGTCTGCTGATACGCGAACCGTATGGCCCA